AGCGCTTTATATATCTTACCTTGATACAATACAAGGTTATTTTGAAAATATTTTTGATTAGCGTTAAATATTGATACGGTTGAATCAGCATATATAACTAAATCTCCAGCATTATATGATTGTGTTTCATCGAACGTCCCTAATAAACTTGAACTCTCTAACCCAAAAGCCTGAGTTACTTTATATAAATCACCCAAGTATTCAACAATATCATCTACATTATAATTTTCAGACGAATACCATGGCGCATAATAAGGTTTAATATTCGGAGTTGATATAGAATTATCATCCTTAATTTTAAATAATTGATTTTCATTTGCAATAACTATATCTGGATCACTCGATGTGCTGTAATTTATACTTTCATCAAAGTCAACAATATCAGTAGGAAATCCGCCGACTCCATAAATATCATTATTAATTTGTCGATTATACTCAAAATTATCAAACACTTTTGCATTATGCAAATCCTCTACTTTAACCTTGACCCCATTTTCGTCTAATGCGGCGGATGAAGATTCATTTCCTTGAGTCAGCCCAAGTAGATATTGGTTCGTGTCGACATCAAATAAAGATCCACTAATTCCCAATAATTTAGGAACATCTGATTCTGTAAAAATAAACTTTTGCTGTGAAATATCAACTGGATTACTATCTTGATCGACTATATTCCAATTAAAAACTAAGTCTCCACCTCTTTCTCTATATCTTAAATTTTCTATTGATATCGAAGAAGAAAAACCTTTTAATTCTCCATTTTCGGTAGCGCCATCTGCTGACAATCTATAATTAATTCCAGAGCCAAAATCGTCAAAAGCCTGCAGCCCATAATAATAAGTATATCCAAATAATTGCGAAACGCTAACCGAATCAGCCTTTGCATCTTTTTCAATATAAAAGAAATCTAAAGGTTCCTCCAGTTGCTGCCAAAAGTTTGTATTTGTAGGGCTTGTTATAGAAGTTGTATTATGAGCTTGTACGCATTTATATACTAATCCATCTGAATATAAAACATGTTCATCAATTTCATATTTTTGATTTAATACATTTTTCCACTGCCCTGCATTTTCCAAATTTGAATAGTAATCTACATTGCCCTGAATACTGTTATTTGAATATATTTGCTTTCCTGAAGGAATAGCTATCCCACTTAAAGATATTCGATTTATATCTTTATCAAACGCAGACCAAGATAAAGATAAATCGGACCCCCTTAAAGAGTAAGACAAAGAATTTATAGATGGATAATAATTATTACCACTTAAAGTTCCCGTTGCAGTATTTCCATATGAATCATGAGATATAATTTCAAAAGATATCTCTCTCGGAATATTTAAATCATTAAATACGGATTCATTAATATTTAATTCAAATCTATTATAATCATTCAATATATCATAAGGAGAAGAAGAAGATAATAAACCCTGCAAAGATGTAGAATTATTGACTTGAGACTCGGTTAACTCAATACCTTGCTCCCCGGTCTTAATTTTTATTTCAAAATGATCAAAAAATGGATCAGCCAAAAGCTCTTCGGACAAACTTTCTCCTTCTTTAGCGTGCCCTCTCGGAGGTATCAAATTCCATTTAAGATTAATGCTTCGACCAATAAACTCAGAATGTACAATAAGTTCATCACCTTCTTGATTCGGGCTGTGAATGTCATAAAAATCTAAATTCTTATCGGAATTACTTGCGTCCACCCTTAAGTTGGAAAAAGTAAAAGTTCCCCCAAATTCCGGCGCGCCAATAGAGATCTCCTCTTCGATAAATGCAGAGCGAATACCTATTTCACTTACAGCAAAAACCCTAACCGTAAACAATCCATAATTACCTTTCAAAGAAATAGCTTTTTCAAATTCATCCCCAGTATTAAAAACTAAATCTGAACCCTTACCTAATTCATATTGAAAAGAATAATTATCAGACGTTCCGACAACTTCATAAGAAGCATTTAAATCATTTACTTTAAACTTAATACCTAAACTTGTAGAAGACATAATTAATTAGTTAAATCGATTAAGGTTAAATTTTCAGGAGCTTCAGGGGTTTGCATGTCTGCTTGCGGAGGAATAGGCACAGACGGAAATGTTACACTTTTACTTTTGTCAATAGAGTCAAATTTCGACAAATTATACTCCATCCCTGAAACTTCATATTTTCTATCTTCAACTTCCTTAACAGATAATACTCTAAACAATTGAGATTGAAACAACCTAAGACTAGTAATTGAGAAATCTTCGATGTATTCAATCATACCATTATTATTTATCGTTATAGCCGGAAGCTCTCTCGCAAACGCTGCAGAATCAATTAACTCAATTTCACTGTCGCTTATTCTGATAATTTCCCATGTTTTATTCGCTCGATCATTCAATAAAGAACTATTAGAATCAAAACCGCTTATCGAGATAGTGTTATTTCCATAAAAATCTAAATTATGTCCTTGAGACAATTGAATCCTAATAGATGTATCATTCTGACGAGATTCTAAATAATCAACAGAAATTATATTTAATATTAACGCTGACCTATAACTAGGATTACTTTCTCTTTCTTGCTGTTGTAGCGCAGAGTCTACAGCGTTTGGCGCAGAATCAATTGATGATGAACTATCTATCTTAGATTTTAAAACAGAAGGAATAATTAAATACCCATTCCTATTATCTTCATTTGGATAACTAGTAAAAGAAGAAATGACTGTCCATTTATTTTTAAATATTTCAATCTCATCTCCATCGGAATAACCATGATCATTCTCATATACATACATTTTGCTATCTAATTCCGGATTACCATTTTCATCATTCACATAATATATATATGCCCATTTACCAGCAGTAACAACACTTCCCTCTAATTGATTCGCATCAGAAATAAACCAGTATTTATTATATAAATTTTGATTAGTTGACACCCATCTACCCATACTTTGAATATAAAACCAAAAGAATTCGTCATCAGAAGACCTAGCAGCCTTCATTTTATCTACGTATATCCAACCAATCTCAAGATGCCTTAACCACATTTTATCAGGAGAAAAAGCCACAGAGCCGAACATAGAAGAATAATACCAGTTACCCACATCATATTGCCTAGAAATAAACAAACTCGAAATTTCTGTCTCATCCAAGCCAGACTCTCTTATCGATTCAACATTGAATACCCCCTGAATAGAGAAACTTGCCCCGACCTCCACTTGATTAATAGCTTTATGGTTTTTTCCTTTTAATGCCTCCGTAATATTCTCTATGCACGCATAATGAATACCTCCTTCATTCCCCAACTTATCCCTTCCTTCATCAAAAATAACAACCTCGGGTCCATTTATACTTTTTGAAATCTTAAATGTGTGTTCGGTGGCACTAATAACATAGTAAGCGAATTGATAAACCCTCTCTTTATCCAGTCCGTAAGGCAGTGTTCCGCTGGATTGAAATCTAATACGATCACCATCTTCTAAGCCATGATTAAATGTCTTAAATAAATTAGCGCCTATATCCAAAGAGAACGGTATTTTTAACATCAAATCGTGAAGGACAGTATTCTGACCCTGAGGGCCGCTAAAATCAATATCTTGAGCAAGTGTGGCTGAAAACTTATAAAGTTGAGGAGATGTATAAGATTCTATTTCTATATCTTGATCGTCGGATGATTTATGAAAAGGGGCTCGGGCATCCAGCTCTGACGAACGAACAAAAGGCAAGCCTACATTTATAGATGCCTCAACCGTACCAACAGAAATAATATCTTTTATAGATTTATCTATTAATATTTTGTAATCCTTAATATCAATAATCCTACCACTCATACTTTTCCCAGCTCTATTTTCGTCTGAAATCTCAACAATAGAACTAGGGTATAAATACGCCCCCTCCTCTCCTGTTAAGAATGTTATTTTTTCTGTCTCAAATTGAGATGTATACAACAACCATTTAGCCATTCTTCTGGCTTGAGATTCAGATGTAGTTCCAAATCCCATAATCTCCTTCTGTTGATATCCATAAAGTCTCATTGCATCCGGATCTTCTTCGTAAACAAAGTCTGGCGCAAAGTTTTTATTTTTATTATTAAATCGAACTAAACAGCTGGTGAATTTTTTATTTTTCTCAAATCCAGAATATTTAAAACCCGCAGCCCTGTCTACATTGGATTGATTAAATACCATAATAGGATTCTTTTTTCCATCCTGCATAGTGAAAATTTTACCAAAATTATATCCAACCAAACCTCTAAATACAGAAGCTAGATTATTTATTATTGACAATGCATCCGATCTTTCGTTAAGGTAGGCATCGCAAGTAAATCTTGGCTCAACAATAGGGTAACTAATCTGAGTACAACAACCACCAATAATAGCATTACCTGAAAATGCATTTTCATAAAAAACAGCAGAATTATCAGAAAAATCAGGACCGAATAATGTTACTGTTTTTCGACTGGAGTCAGATTCCTTAATAATTCTTTCCTCGATTATATACTTTCCCTTCTTTAAAGCTGAATTCTTTTTTAGCAAATCTATTTGATTTTCAGTTTTAGACCCTTGCCCGAGTTCATGTTGATAAATAAAAATTGCAACCTTCTTTCCTGCGAAACTTTTCTCGTTACCAAATTCTTGCTCGAATTGATATTTAGGATAATCAGAAAAGTGAGCTTCATTTCCATTCGAATCAATATACCAACTATCATCATAAATTGATATAGTAAAATGCCCCAAATCATCATCTCCCGCACTGTTATTGGTAATATTTTCAGTCTTAAACGTTCGTAATGAATTTGTCGATGTTTCTATAGAAAATCCAGTTTCCACAAGTTCATCGCAATATTTTGCAGCTTTATATATCTGCCATTTATCTATATTTATTTCCTCTAATCCATATTTACCTAAGCCATACCTTGGATTCTGTACTAGGTCAAAAAATATCCAAGCGGGATTATCTGTCCAAAATCTATAACGATCAGGTATAGAATTTAAAGACTCATCTATCACTTGACCTTTAAATAAACCATCCCATGGCCCGTCATATTTCCTTGATATAGAATTGTAATTGCTAGGAATTAATATTTTCTTTAATTTTAAATGATAATTTCTCTCCGGGACAGATTTAAAATTTTTACTATCAAACATAATTTTGCATATTGCAGAATCAGGGTACAACATTCTAACTGGAATCCTTTCTTGCACAGAATAGACTTGCAAATTTTTCTGCTTATTAATTCCTCCTATATTACTAGTAAAGTTGCTTCCGCCCTCATGCACCACATCGCTTTTAACAGCAGGATCGTACTCGCTTGACAACTTGACGACAGAAAAAGTATCTGGACTTATATCAGAAGGGTTATATTCTATTTCAATATCAAAGGAGTAAGGAGAGCTACAAATACCTTCTATTACAAAAAAGAAGTTTTCAGGATTTACATATAAAGCCCTGGAATCAGATTCTTTTTTAAATACGCCAGATGAGTGTCCTTTAAGATTTTCTACAAACACCTCCTGTTGAGTTAGAGATTGAGCCTTACCAGAATTTAAATGCTTATATTTAACATAGATATCATACTCATCTTTCGTCAATGAGGCTTTTAATACATGCAATTCATGCTGACCTCCCAGTGAAATAAATACACCAGTCCATACGGTTTTCTCCATTTCTTTTACTTTCTCAACTACACTATTAAAAAGCTCTACATCGGTAGCGGCAACAAGTTCGGTTGAATTAAAATAATCTACACTTTCCTGTAGGTCTATTATTTTATCCTGCTTTACGGCGGGATCAAAAAACTTGATAGTCCTCACTGAAGAATTATGATCAAATATATTAACATTTTTATTAGCCACTTTTCTATAGATACCAAATCTACAACTATTTCTTTCCGTATTCCCATCATCTTTACCTTGAGATAATTCCACCTTCAAGTTGATTATAATTTTGTTTGCGAATTTATTTGCAACGGTATAACTAAATGGTTTAGCTCCAGCCTCAACAGCTAGATTCCTATGTCTATAGGCGCTAACCGCGGAATCATTTTTCGCATAAGGCTTTGCCCCAATTAATAAAGTACCAAACTCCTTAAATTTAGATACCTCATTAGACAAGCAGATATTTTCATCTTTTTCCCCTTTTTTAAATTGAGGCAGTTCTTCGTTTTCGTTTAGCACATAATTAAAAACATCAGTCTCATCTTTTTTTTCTTTTAAGTTTTTTATGGCCACATTGTTAAGGAAAATACCTTCCCTAATATCTCCTTCGTGTATTGCCCCTCCATTTTCATTTACAAATCCTTCCACCGGACCTTCAGCGATTAAATCCAGATACTCTATATTAGTGAAAGATTCTAAAATTGAAGCGTTATTACTTTTTTTATTACCAAGAAAGAAAGTACTCTCTTTTACATCTATATTCATAGAACCCACCTTCAATCTTCCATACCCAATAGGCACAGGCACTCCTTGAGATTGTTGATTTTTTGCTCCAGAAATTAAAAAAGATTTTGTTGTAGTAGGCTTCCCTCTTTTTGGCGGTTCTGGAGGTTTTGATAAAGCTTGCATTGCAAAACCGATACCAACAGATAAAGTAAACATTCCTAATGCAGTAAGTTTTCCTCCTGTAAAAAATAAAGCAAACAAAGCTTCAACACCGGTTGCGCCAGAAGTTAAAGGTATTAAATGAATTTCATTTTTTAAATATTTTTCGTGAAATTCTTTTTCTTGGATTATATCACTTTTACTTTTTATGCTATCGGGACGAACAGACGAAAAAACATATTCCACACCCTTTTGCTTTTTAGATAAAGCGTGCTCAAAAAATCCATCTATATTTGCCTCCAAAGCCCACAAAATCTCAGGTATTGTTGAAGCGGAAAAACTCCACTTCCTACCAAACCTTTCGCCCAAGGCTCCATGTAAATATACTCGTTTCATTCCTTATTCCTATTATAATAATACACTTTTTATTTCAATAGGTAAAATTCATCATCAATTAAACTATATATTAAAAATGGTATATTAATTTCCTTAAATTGTATTAAATCTAATCTAGAAGGTTTACAAGAAGACCTTACATGAGAATGATAAATATAATCAGGCTTTTTTTCAAAAACTATCATTGGATTGATAATAAAATGATTCGAGGGGAAAGGGCTTAAATTCTCACACGCTATTACCTCATCCGCGATAATCATACCGCAGCTTTCTTCATTTTTATTTTTTAGGCAATTTTTTTTAACTTTATCGCACAAACAATTATTAAGATTATGCATCTATCGGGAAACCTTCTGTACCAGGAAAACCTCCAAATTTCAATCCATTCGATCTCTCTGCTTTATTATAAGGAGTTAGAATTTCTTGCGGAGAAAATCTTAAATTGCAAGCGCTTAAAGTTTTTGAGCATTCATCCTTCAACCAATATTCTTTATCAAAAAACGGATAATGATCTTTTGCGATTTCATGAGACTGTGCGCATACAAATATATTAGGAGCAATCCTATAAGGATTCGAAGAATCCTTTCCTTGCACCTTAACCATGTCCCCTAAATCATAACCTCTTAAGTTGTCAGCGGTTCCATTTTTACCATACCTACTCCATTCAGGAATGTCTTCTAATTTTTTACTTGAATCTATTTTCCCTAAATCACTTAAAGATTTATTTGAACCGAATTCAGCTATTAAGCTTTTACCGTCGATAGTTTCAATCGGAAGTCCTTTATAACCACATCCAACGCTACACCTATATGTCCAATTACAGTATGAAGACATGATTATCCTAGCAGGAAGTTCGGCATCCTCTAATTCCAAAGCTGACACTAATTCAAATTCAATAACTGTAGAGTCCTCTAGGTTTTTCTTGTTTATGTAGAATATATCATCATCAAAAAACGAATTAGGATCTGGATTACCAAAGGAAGTTAGGCCTTCAGGATTTGTGTTTCTATTTAAATAATTAGTTTCATCTAAAAATCTTGCGTAGGTTCTTTTCCTTATTACCTTGCAATTAGAAAAGTCTTTGTTTGTTTTAACGATCACAGAAAGCAAACCGTCAGGATTAGCTATTCTTAATTTCGGTCGCGGAAGTCTTCCATCCCCAGTTTTTTCAAAACCCTCAACTTCTATTGGTAGAGGTTGATATGCCTGATTATTCCAATATATAGGGTTTGTCCCATTTATCATAGCGCAAAATCTATACCTAGCTTCTGACCCGTAGTTACTATTCTCTAAATCATTCAGTAACTCCATGTTCGCCTGAAGGTTACTAAAATCTATTTCGTATAACTCTATGATAGTATCAGGGTTGATAGCTAACATTTGCTTAGATAAATTAGAAGTAGACTTACTCATCTTTTAAATATATTTTTAATTTTCCTTTTTGAGGGCTAAATGGAGCGGAGCTTTCTACAATTAATTCGTTTTCCAAGAAGAAGTTCTCTTTCTTAATTATAATCGATCCACTTTGTGCATTTTCAATATATTGGATATTTTCATTATTTTCATTAACCAAAAGCTCCTCTAAACTTGCGCCAGACTTTTTATAAACGATATCAATAAAACCTTTAGATCCTGCGGGTAAAAGATTTGTTCGATTTTTTTCAAAAAAGCTTTGCAGTATATAATAATCACAAGTTATAAAATTATTTTGACCAATTTTTTTAATAGATCCATCATTTCTTTGAAAGTATGAAGCTACAACACTTTGATCAGATATATTAATTTCATCGAAAAATACACCCCCATCTATTCCATCGGAAGCGCTTTTCTTTAATAATACTGTTTTCAGACTCAAGCTAAAAGGAAGCGAAAGACTAGGTAATTGAAATTTATAATCATTTTGATTTAAATTTTTATCAACAACCAAAGGCACAGCATCTGAAGCTATAATGTAAAAACTTGGACTAGCATCACTGATGTGCATAGAGCTTATAAGAACATCTTCTCCTCCTACATTTTCAATCAATAATCTTTTTCTTAACTTTTTATTTTGATCAAAAGAATCTTGATCATTTGTTTTTGATACAAAAACCAATGGTGAACGAAAAATAAGTTGTCCAGCACCTATTAATGGAGCGGTAGCGGATGCATTAAATTGCTGAGCACTAAGATTTAAAGGAAATTGTTCAAATTTCGCTTTAATTGAATGATTGTTTTTATAATTATAAGTGTGACTCCAACCTTGACAAATGAAATTTTGAGGAGTCTCGTATGGAGCAGGAGGAGAAAACAAAAATGGACGATAACCCAAATGAGATTCTAAAAAATGAAGTATAGCGTAAGCTTCTTCGTCAGTTCGATTATTAAATGATAAATCTAAATTAAGTAAACTTTCATTAATTCCATCATTATAAATTTGAGTATATTTAGAAGACAAGCTTATCTCTTTAACCCTAGGTTCTTGAGATATATTTAACCCTATTGATGGTTTCCAAAAGAATTCTTTAGTCCAATATTGCGTATTTTGATCTGAAAAATACCCATTTTCTCGACTCCAAGAATCATTTTTTCGCACAGGTTCCAAATTCGAATAACCTTCATTGTTTTGCCAGTAATAATATTCATTATTAATATCAGAAAATACTACATCATTTTTTTCATAAACTTCTTGTTCATCATAAGTCGGAGCACTATTCACATATAAAGTTTCCGCTCGATTCAATATTGAAGTATTTAAATTTTTTAAAGTAAGAGAAACATCATTACTATCTTCAAAATTCAAAGAATGATTAAAATTGGTGCAATAAAACGTTTTTGTTTGATTATCCACATTATCGTATGGATGAAATGTAGAATCTCCGTCCCATCGAAAACCAGAAATACCCTGAGAATATTTTAGAAAATTATTGTTTTTGTCTTTCTCTAACTGTCCTAAATGATTTTCAAGAAAATGAATAATAGCATTAGCTTCTCGATTAGTTCTATTTTTAAATTGCAAATCAATTTCGCATTTAAGAGAATTAATTGACATTGGAGAAATCTTATAATAACCATTACCGAATTCCATTTTTTTATTTTCCGCCTTAAAATTCACAGTAGACCCATAATCTGCATCAAAGAAAAACTGATCTGTAGTCCAGTCATCTTGATTTGCCGACGGAGAAGAACTTCTTGAAGATATGGAAATTTCATGAGAGGATGCATCTTCATAATTCTGGAAAGAATCTCCATTTTCACTTAAAGGTTGAACCCAAATTCTAGTACTTAAATTTTGATCGCCACCATTTGATATAGAGAATTGCGGGAAAGTTTCTGGAATTTTAGAAATATCTACTTCTTCTTCACTTCGAAATTTTGACAACTCAACTCCTCCTGAGGTATATTTCATCAGCCACCAATTTTTATTAGTAAAGTTATAAACTTCAATATATTTTTTGTTAGACGACTCCCTCCAATACATCCAACCCTCAGATATATCAAATTCATATTCAGCTGATTTTGATGTTTTAAAAGAAGTAAGTAACTTCTCGTTATCTCGATTAATTATAGCTGAAAATCGGTCTAAGTTTTTACTAGAGCTAATCAGGGCAGTTCTATAAGCAAAACGAATCTCTTCTGTAATTTGATCATGAGAGATTTTCCATATTTCACCATCAAATACGTAAATGATTGATTTCTGATTTCGCTCATCAACAATCAAAAGAGTTTGCTCATCATAAGAAATTTCTATTTTATTAGTCTCAACAGGTAATGTTTGCAAAATTACCCATTCATTATTTTCCATGACATGCACTTTTGTACTCTGAGAATACTTTACGTAAGTAAATAAGAATCTCCCGGTCTCCGATATTTTTATATATTCTGCATTCGTCTCGTAACCCGAATCATTTAGAATTTTAATATCAGGTGGTTCGAGTTCGCCATAGATATAATTTTCAACATAAGCGTCGTAGCAGAATTGATTAACCGCACTATTATCTATTTCTGCAGAGGAACCATTTTTTTCCCTTATTTGATCTATAACGTCAAACGCGCACCTTAACCGATAATTCCCTACGCCATCCCATTCCTCCCCATCATTAGGTTTAGGAGCTGAAAGATCAGAATATTGAATATTTTTACCCCAAACCTCTCCTTGATTGTGGAAAGTAAAAATTCCCTGCATATATGAGGACGATACATCAGTGCGAATAGATAAACTTTTTCCATCCCCGCTTAGCGATATACCTGCGCACCAGCTTTCCCTTAGATTCTCTATATGCTTAACCAACTTCCATAAATTATCAGAAAACTCATAAATTTTAACGCTACCCGCATTATTTAATGATCCCGTGGTATCTGAGATAACCATAGTATAACCAAGCCGATCGAACTCAACCTGAGAATTCTTTGAGAATTGACCTAATGATTGTATTTCATTTCCATTTACAGTAGAATAGATCTTTAATTCTCCGAGAGAGTCTAAAAACAGTTCAGAAGAAGACTCCAAAAGCACCACCGTTTCTAAATCGTAAGAGAATTTTTTAACATATACGAAGTTATTTTGATTTAAAGTTATAGTTAAAGAATTAACATCCTCAACCCAATGATCGTTTTCAATAATAAAAGGCTTTATTTCTGAATGATCCCGATAAAAAAAACAAGAATTTCCATTCTCACTAGATACAATATTTAAAGGAGTTAAAGATATCGGTAACGAATTATTAAAAGCCCCAAAACCTATAAAAACTTCAGGATAAGCTTGCTTAAAGTATACTACGGCTGAGTTTTCGGACTGTAAATCTGGCTTGCTCCAAAACCATACTTTTTCTATAGAGGTTATATTAAACCATAAACTATTCTCTGATATGTCAGCGCCAAAAATATCTAAATATATAAACCCAAGTTTGTTATTAAAAATCATTCTACCATTTTTATTTAATGGCATAATATCCCCCCGATCCCTACCTTCTGTTTTATACTTCCGCTTGCCAAACTCTTCGATTGTTTCGTTGGTGGAAGAGCTATTAAACTCCTCTAATAGATAAGCATTTTTCTCAACGTATTTTTTAAAATCCCTACCCTCCCAACTAAATGATTTACTCATAAATAAAAACCAGGATGAAGTAAACCAATTAGCATCATTTACCTCTTCTGCATCTAATATATAATCAACGGTATATTGCTTAACAGAGTTTGCGCCGTAATTACGATCAATATCAATAATTTTATAATCTCCATCATTTTGAGCAATAGATCCGCTTACGTTAATATTCTGCCCAGGAAATAATTCCAAACTTTCGTTATAAGAATCAAATATATAAAAACTATTTCTCTGCTCAAATATAGGCCCAGATGGATCGAGCGTAAATCTATCCGAGTTCCTATAAGTAACATCAAAAAAACTGGCAGACACATCATTTTTTGCATAATAATATAATCCGTCACCGGTATTATATACGAAATCAAACTTCTTATAATCCCTCGACATATCATATACCTCGGAGTAATCAGAAATATGAGTTTTCTTATCGTTATAATTTTTCATTACTTAATAACTTCTTTTATCACGATTTTACTTTTTGCGTGTTGACCCTCACTAATATCTAAAGATTGGTTCATTATCTTACCCGAACACTGAAATCTATATATTCTATCTCCAGACAAAGAATATAAAAATATATCAGCCACAGATTTAGCGGTATTTTCAGAATAAAAGTAAGAACTATCTCCATATTCGTTTAAATTATCGGGCATGTTATTGCTTTCGATAGTTACATTGGATTCTATTTTCTCGCAAGACACGCGAAAAGGTAAAGCTCCACTTGTAGAGTTTTTAACGGTAGAGCTTTCGTTAGCTCTAATCCTATTATTAACCTTTCTTTCCACATTTATTTCGTAATTTAAAGATGTCATCTCAAATTCATCAGAAGATAATTCATTGCTTATTTTAATATCGCTAAATGATTTTAATGAATGCGCAAAATTAGCATCTGCTTTACTGAAATATGAATCTGGTATTTTTTTAATCGTTCCATATATATCATAACTTGCGTTAGCTCGAATTAAAGAAAAAGGACTTAATTGAAAAGAAAAATTATTTAAGTACAGATTATCAAATGTATATCTTCCTACTATATTATTATTTAATGGCATCTCACTTATTTTTGATTTAGCTTTGTCCGCAGACCCAATTTCTGCAAGCTCAAACAAACGATTAACATTATTAACACTTATTATGTCCGCAGATATATAAAATGATATATCTAATTTTCCTTTAATATGATTGTTTGGATGAAAATTAACAAACTCAACTCGAGCTCCATTTATTCTTGAATCATAATCGCCGTATACTCTTTCTATATCTAAGCCTGGAGCAATAGATAAGCTCGCAGAGTTAACCATCAACTCCTTTCCATTCAAAGAGATCTTCCCATCCTCAAATCTTAAAAATTTATTACTCATTATATTTCGTTATGATAGCTTTCATAACCTTTATAAGTTAGAGATATAGACATTTCTCCATCTGTACTACTATTAAGAGATTCGCTAACCAACCTGACACCTCTTCCCTTAAAACTATTTATCACTCTAGCTTGATCCTTACCATCTAATATTTGAATTTCTACAGATGTCTTCGGCGCAGCTTGAACCCTATCCTTAATTTCTCGGATTTCATATTCATCAACAATTATACTAAAATTAATATCTGTTTCAATTGGATATTGAGTATCGATTTGAACAGGATTTATGTTAACAGAATTAGCGGGCGCACCCTGTATCCAATTTTGTGCATTACCTTTCGGCAGAGCATAAACAGGAGATGTATTTATTGTTCTTGTATAACTAAAATCACTAATCGCATCAATAGAAAAATCATCCAAAATTACTTTTATACTCGATTGATTAGGATATACAATATCAGGAGTAGCCTCAGTTATATAATCTAAAAAATTATCAGTTTGTATTCTTGTTGGAATTGAAACTGTAGGAACACTACTTATAGGCAAAGATTGATTTGATATTAAATTTGCGGTATTATCTCTCCTAAAACCATAGTATTGTTGATTTGAATGATTATAAAATATTGCCTTGTAATCCCCAGACAAACTTTCTGCAGAAAACCACTCTATCCATCCATTTGGCCCAAGAGCTTTACTTTCTGAGATTAAATATGTAAATCCATTTGTTGGAGATGCAACTTGACCCATAACATCTCTTGATGTATAAAACCATGAGCCGCCTGGATCTGCAGTTGGATCTTCTCCAAGAAAAAACCACACCTCCTCTAAATTTCTATATAATAAAGAAAGATATATATTACCAAAAAAAGAATGACTAATTCCACCGCCTTGAGAGTTGTTTGTTCCTTGTAGTAGACGCACTCTACTTTGAATAATACTGCGATCCGTTCCATTTTGAGGTTTAAAAAACCATGAAGAATAACCCCAAAAAGTACCTAAAGCTTGAGTAATACTATTTGTTCCTGTTTGCTCTAAACCATTCTTACCTAAATTTCCATATACAGTGATATCTGTTTGAATATCAGGGATTTCACCAACCGAACATGTCACAGAATATCTAGATATTCTTGCCTGATTAAAACTAAACCCCTTGGAACTGTCATCATATAAAATCGCGCCATTTATTTCTTCTTCATCAAACCTATACTTGCCATTAAAATCTGTTTCTAACAATGGATCATATCCAACCATTTTGCGGTTTATACTAAAATTTCCTTGCAAAGGTTGATCTACAATTGCATCGATAAAACCTACTCCAGCAACCCTTACTGGTTTTTCACTTATGCCGTAGCTACCGTCAACACTTTGAACGCCGGGCAATTCATAGCCGTTTATAACTACCTTTTGTTCGTAGTTTGAATAACTCATTTTGTATCCTGAAGTAATCCACCTGGACGTTGCTCTTCAACTATTACAGATAAAACTTGCTTTTTTATCTTATCAGAAAATTCCTTCATTTGCTCGTTCGATCGATCACCCTCTTGATTTTGATTTTTCGAAGCATCTTCTTTCGAAGATCCTTTTTCTAAATTAATTGAAATGTTTATATTGTTTGTGTTACCAGATCCAGTATTTGAACTTTCTTGAGAACCTTCCATTTCCGTAACAGGTCCACCTTCATTAAATTTTCCAGCATTTATGCGATCAAGCATTGGCTTACCAATTTGACGAGCACTACTTGCGCGAATAACATATTCTCCTTCACTGAGCATTGCAGGAATTTGGTCGATTCCAGATTTTCCAGAGATGTATCCACCGCTGGCGTATTTGCGTATAGGGCCGCCTAAATATTGGCCAAGCAAAGGCATTGAAAAATCATATGTTTTTGCGTTTATTGGGGAATTAACAAAAGCTGTACTACTACTATAAGGGTCAAAGCCTAATTTCGCGACATCAGCATTTAATCCTGCAACAGGACCACTAGCAGAAGCTCCAGATAATCCTCCTGATGTAGCAGCGGCTGGCCCCATTAGATGACTAATACCCGCCATTGCGGCAGTACTTATTAACATTCCAATTAATTGTCTACGTTTTGCTTTTTTCTCTTGCCTTTTTCTTTCTGCTTCCTGCCTGCGGCTTTCTTCCTCTTGAAGTATGCTTCCCATGGCTCCGACATCCTCCTCCAGACCTACGTTCCCAGATTGTTTGTAGAAAAACGAACTCATTGCCCTTCTTTGATACTGACGGCCCGACTTGAATCCTCGACCACCGCCAAAATTTGCCGCAAGCGCAGATCCTTTTGCGCCAGTTCCAGAATAATCACTTTCTCGTTTTATTACGCCTTGATCAATTAAATCTCTCTCAACTGATCCGCCGTCACTAAAACCAGGTATTCTTCCTCCAGCATTCAAGCCATGCATAAATGACCCGCCGTATTTATTTACTGCATCGCGACCCATCACATATTCACCATCGCTTACCCTTGCAGGCACTCCCCCACCTCGCGAATAATTTCTTACGTTTCCGCCTCTACTCATCATACCAGGCATCGCAAAACCCATTCCCCCAACAAGCCTATAGGCCAAACTTTGCATCATAGCTTGCTGAATCATACCCAAGAAACCCATTGCCGCATCACTTAAAGCATCCTTCAAGTCTTTCGTTCCATTAATAGCTTCGGTCATTGCGCTGGCCATGCCATCTGCGAAAGCGAAGGGAATCTTTTGACCGAGTTCGTAATCCATTCTTGCGACCTGTTTATCCATATCAGCAAAACCTTTTTGCATTCCCCTGCTAAAAGCACCTGGGCCAGTTTGTTGGCGGATTAATTCGTCTGTTATTCTTTTTTCAAGCTCAGCTCTTGATTCGGCAAGGTCTTCAATACCTTTGTATTCTTCTTTTTGAATCCTTAATTTTTCATTTTGATTATCGATAGTTTCTCCCATTGAAGTCGAACCTCCCTTAACAAATAAAGAAATTTCTTTTGCCGCTTCTTGCAATTCAGATAAACTTTTTGCGCCAAAATCTTCCTCGGATATACCTCCTTCTTGAAGGTAATCCTTAAAGCTTTGTTTATATTGATCTCCTTGCAATAAATTAATTAAAGATTCCCTAGCTTGTTGCTCCGAGCCCTTGATAGATTTAATATATTTATCTGCAGCGACTCTTTTTGCCTCGGAAAGCTTTGCGGATGCAATTTCTTCTTCACTCATATATGCAGACATAGTTGCCATTTTAAACTGATATTCTTCGGCCATCATTTGACTAAAAACGGCAGATGTATTCATTGCTTGATTAAAAGTGTCTTGAGCAGAAAGTAGTGTTTTTTCTTTGTTGAGGCGAAGGATTATTGCTTCATTCATTTTTTCAGTATTAACCTTGGATTCATCTATTATTTTGATTAATAAAGCTAATACCGCCTGCAAGTTTTGAATTCCTTGCTCTCCCTCAAAAAGAGCCGCATCACCAATTTCTTTCCCAAATTTTTTAAAAGTCATTGCCTCTAATTTATCGGATAAAACCATTTTACCTTCTTTGTTTTCGGTTACTGAAGGAAGCATTTCTAATCCCGGCCCCATGGAACTAATTAGTTTGACTATGGCGGCTTTTTGTTTAGGGAGAATTTGCTTTATGTAATCATTATATTCACTAAGGCTTTTTAAAGTTTCTTCAGATGGAGGTGTATGACCTTCATCTATAGGAGTAAATAAATCTCCAGATCCTCCCCCGCCAATCATAGCCCCTTGAGCATTTCTAGTTAGATCCTCATTGAGTGTAGTATAAACATTTTTTTGTTTATTTATTTCCGGGACTTGCATTTTTAATAATTCCTCCACAGTCTTAAAATTCATAGCGAGATCATTACCGCCTAAAAATTTATTAACTGCTTGAGTACCAAACCCACTGGGGCCAGATAATTTTTCTCCGATTTGTGCAGCGGGAAACATATTGGCAATTGATTTTGCTCTTTGAATACTCTCTTCTTGTATAGCATTTGTTGATTGTTTTATACTTGACACAAACCCACCTAAAACTCCAATAGCAGCACCAATTGCGGTTCCCCAACCAGGAAACATCATGCCGATACTTGCTCCTGTTGCTGCGCCAGATAGCATTCCAGACGCCATACCCCCTGCAGAACCAGGCTTATCTGCTCCAGGAATAAATCCGGCGAGCATAGGTAAACCCATCATTAACCCCATGCCACCCATACCTTGATTCATGTTTTTTATTCCCCCAACCAATTTAGCTCCCAATGTTTTTCTTTTTGCGGTGTTAGCTGCAGTTTGTACCGTATTTGCTTGAGAAGCGACTGTATTTGCTTGAGAAGCGACTGTGTTAGATTGTTTTGTTGTGGTATTTTTTTGTATTTCTTGAGTGTTCCTTTTTGAAATTTGATTTGCCTTATCTTGTCCAGACTTACTCAACTCAATAGATTTGCCATTTTTCTTTTGTTTTTTAATGATTTCATCTATTTCCCTTCTATAGTCTTCCTCTGAATAAATTGAAGCGTCAATACTTTGAATTTGTTCGTTTATTTTTTTCGCTAGAGCTTTTCGCTCTTTACGAATTCCGGCATCTTTATGTATATCTGCAGCCGAAAATTCTTGTGCATAATTCGGCACAAATCCATTTGCACCAAACACATCGCGCAGACCGTTTGGTTCATCGTGTGTATTGGTTACGCCGAGGCCAAGGGGGTTACCCTTGCCCATGAGTGCGCCGTGTGATCCAACACGAATTTGTGACACAGGAACGCCAGCAGCTTTTTCGCGACCTATTGCATCTGATAATGGATCGGCGAAGTTGGGGATGTAACCGCCTGCCGCGCCAGGTTTCATTGGGCCGATGAATGCGGCGGCGGCGGCATTCAGAACTTTTTTTGGGATATCTCCTCTACTCGCAGCACCTAAATCTTTTTTGGCCTCAATGTAATTTCTTTTGCCTATTCCCATAAACTTGTCTGAAAGACGTCGCGCATTGTCTCCCATAAAATCAAATGCTCTTTGTTGTTGGGTTCCAGTTAAGGCTTCGTTATTTAAAGCTCCTCTTACTCCAGCTTCGAATAAAGCGCCCAATGCCGACCCGTCAGAAAGAACATGCTTTTCCAATACGTTAGTTCCTTTACTTTTAGAGCCGAATAATTTTTGACCAATTTTTGAAGAAAATTTATCAAATCCAGAACCAATAGATCTTTTTAAAGCAGCTTGTAAAGTGTCCGCGCCAACTGCTTCTTCCATTCCCTGTGCATCATCCTCTGAAACTGCATATACAGCTTTTGTTGGTAGAGTTACTTCTACATCTCGCTTCCAATGACTTGAATCTTGTTTCGGCATTTTCCTCAAGCCTTTAGGCCCCATATAAGGCAGTAAGTGCTTTCTAGCGCTTTCAGGTAAAGATCCAAATGATTGCCTATACTTCACCTTTTTTGCTCTACCTTCTGACCCGTAACCCAAAAGAACCCCCATATCTCTGATTCTTGACCCGGTTAAGAGTATTTTGTTTAAATTTATAGGCGTATTTGCTAAACCCGAAGCCGGCGCACTTTTAGTAGGTTGTTTATCCTTTGTTTTTAAATGACTCGTAAAACCAAGAACCGTTTCTTTTCCGAAATCTTCCGCTTCGTATCTTTTTCCGTCAATATTGACATGATTGCCGCTTTTCAACCTAGCTATTTGCGCAGGATTTATAAGACCTTTTTCGTAAAAGCCTTTCAAACTAGATTTATTGAAATTAGGTATATATCCTCCCGCAGCATATGGATCGAATCCATGTATACTACCAAATGCTTGTTGATAGTTTTTTCCAGCTTTACTAGATTGTGGTGGCATGATTGCGGGTTGACTCATACCCTTGAAATTCTTGACTTTTTCCGCACTGTTATATATAACCGAACCTTCACCAGGCATATTTATACTACGTATTGTACCTGCGGCGTAACCGCCTTTAGCAGCTTGTTCTCTTTCAGGGTGTGCGAAATTTGGAATGTGCCCGTAAGCTCTACTTTTTCCTTTGGTTAAATTCGGGCCATATCCGCGACTATATAAAGTACTTGCTAATTGTTTACTTATTGCGTTTAATTTATTTGCTTCGACCGTTTGGGCTTGCAATAGTCCTAATATAATTTTTTCTTTTTCTGTGCGACTTATATCTGTTCGCAATATTTCTTTATTTAATGCTGCGTTTTGACCAAACAGAGTAACAAGAGATGTTTGAATGGCTTTTTGCTTTTGAGATTCTGAGGTAACTCCAACTAAAGAAGTCAAACTTT